GAAGATTGATCTTGAGGCTTGCCTCCACTGTTCCTACGCCTGGATTTTTGAACCCAATGTCGCCTTTCGTGAACGTGGACTTTGCAGACAACCCTAGGAATTTCTTATCAGAAAACTGAACAAGTATGTCGGTTGGATTCTTTCTCGAATCTACATCCCTCCCAACAGCTTTTGCAAGAACACCAGGACGGGCTGTCCACCACACTTGGGAAACAACACCGCTATAACCATTCGATTTCGACCATTTCAAGAACTCTATGGCCATAACCCTAGCCTTAGCATCTTGGTCGGCGTATTCTTCTGGCTCTAATCTGTTACGTTTTTGTTCTAACTGGGCTTTAGCTTGGGGATCAAACCACTTCTTGTTATTGAGGTAGTAGCCCACCAATATTTCATTTACGTCCGATCTGTCGGTATTGGAGGCCATAAGTAGTCCACAGAAAAACTATTTGCTCCAACTATTTATTACTTTCGGTTGACTAGGTAATTGTATAACCCAGACAATTCACCAGAGGACGGTCCATACTTGATCAGACCATAATCCTCATCACCTACCGCAGAAGTGTATTGATACCAAAACACATTTTCTAATTTTGATAGCTTACTCTTCAGATAAGGGATGCGTGTTCGCGCATACGATTCATGATTTCCAAACTTGGCAGTTCCCAATTCAGTAATCCAAATTGGCTTCTCAATCTTCTTTAAGAATTCCAATGCTCCGTAGGGGCGAGCCCAATTGAAATAGCTATCGCCATAATAATGAAAAGCGAACACATCAATCTGGTCTTGAAGGCCGGCAGCGATTAACTTTTCATTATACTTTATGGTATCCCTGTAGTTCTGGATGATTGAAGTGGATGCAGCGCTCACGATTAACTTATTCGGGCAATAACGTTTCTTGGCACGATAAGCTTCGGCGGCAACCTCTACATATGATTCAGGACGGTCGATGAAACCCATTTTCTTATTCTCGTCCGTAACCATATTGGATTCATTCCAAATCTGAAATCCAGCAACACTATCAGTATGAGTATAACGATCAAGAGTTTTCTTTACTGCGTTATCAATAAACGCACCACGGGGATTGAAACCATTAAGGGCCCAATTGGGCGCACCCGTAATCACAACCAACGCCTTCAATCCTGTGGGTAATGACTCAAGGATATCGTCCATGAAATTGAAATCTATTGGTGCCTTTTCGTTCTTCTGAATACCATCGCACCAATACATCAACACACGAACCAAAGGCAAACCCAAAGCACCATGAATATCTTGACCCTGGTGAGGAATCGCATTAGGTGTATTAAAGAAACAATTCACACCCAAAATAGATTTGTCTAAGTCCTTCTTTTGAGGAGGGAACAAAGTAACCTTAACCAACTCAACCGATGCTTCGATGAATGACATACTACTCTCCAAAAAGTTCTAGTAAACCACCAGTACCTCTTAGGCGTTCAAGAGACAGATCAACGTACTCTTGAGCCATCTCAATTCCTATATACTTAAAGCCACAATTTCTTGCAGCCAATAATGTTGTGCCACTACCGCAGAATGGATCCAATACAATACCATCCGGCGGGGTCACCAATTTCACCAAATATTCCATGAGTCTAAGAGGTTTGACTGTAGGATGTATATTTAGTCGTTCGGTCTTCCCCCTTTGATATGGGTTGTCAATTGCCTTCTTCCTACCATCACTTACAGTTTTGGCTTCTCTTGCTTCAAGTCCTCGGTTTCTTTCTTCTGTGGTTGCTTTTGCACAGTAGAAGAAGCGAGAAGCTCCACCAAAATCATCGTGAGTAACCAAGCTGCGACCATTAGTGTAAGGCCCATATGTATTCCTTGTTGTGCTAGACCCAATATCTACTACCTCAGAACATCCTTTCGGATCTCCATATTGTCTATCGAGTTGGTTTGCCGCCTCTTCATCGAGTATAACATTTGATGGCCATCGGCCTTCCTCGGTGTATTCTGCTCCTGTTCCTTTTTTATAGGAACAACCACCTTCACCAACACCCCACTTAACGGTTCTCCGGCCGGCGGTAGATTGTTTGATACCACCTTCAATTCGGCAAGCATCTATATTAAGGCCTCCGGTTCCCATTAGCGCCACATTTTCTGTGACTGTTTTCTCCGTGATTGGTTTGCGGGCCAGAACTATTGGTTCATTTGCTGGCTTCAAAGCAGTTCCTCGTCCCTCGCCTAAATTCTTATTCTTAGGAAATCCTGTTCCATAAATCCACTGAAGCTGGTCTCGAATCTCAAACCCGGCATCTTCAACAGCACAAGCCATCCTGTGATATGTCCGGGTGCCACCAAACGACAACAAGTGGCCACCGGGTTTCAAAACCCGCAGACATTCTTTCCATACATCAACATCATAAGCAACGCCCGATGCGTCCCAACCCTTGTTCATAAAACCCAATTCATACGGTGGGTCCGTCACAATGGCATCAATAGAATTGTCTGGTAGCTCTTTCAATCTTCTTCGGCAATCGCCCAGAAGAACAGTATTAAAACATAATGTCATCGAACTTACTCTTTTCCTGTTTCAAACCATGACCAAAATTTGTCTTATCAAAAACAGGACCTTCGTCTTCCTTGCTCTCAGTCTTTGACGACTTCTTACCATTCACATGGTCATGAAGGTTGGCTGTCTGAACGCTATCATCCAAATCAAACAGTCTCATACGAGGTCTGTCAACACCAACCAAGAATCGGCGATTCGCAGAAATATCATTATACCTATTCTTTAATTGCTTCACTAATAACTGGCCGAGTTTTTCAAGCTCTTCGGTCGAAATCAAAGCAAACATAAAATCGGCTGTAGAGGGAAGGCCAAAACTCTCAGACGTATCCTCCAGACCAACATCAGTTGAGGTATACCCCTGACGGTTCAGTTGTGTTGCACTTAAAATAGGCACATTATACTCAACAGCTAAACCACGAAGCTCCTCGGCGATGCTCTTAATATAAGTGTACGAGTTTACCACCGAACCAGCTTTGATACGAGAACTTGTGGCGATGTTCAGATAGTCAACAATAATCACATCTGGGACGAAACTCTTCTTCAAATTCAATTCATGCAACAAATGTCTGAAATGAGTCGTACTCGCAGAGGCGGTGGGATACTCTTTGATGATTAACTTACCAACAGTTTTCTCTTTAACTGACTTGACCTTCTTCTCGTAAACATCTTTAGACAGGTCAACTAAGTCAAGCAAAGGAACATTAAGCAAATTTGCATCAATTCTTTCTGCTATCTTCTCTTCAGACATTTCTAAGGTGATATACAGAACGTTCTTTCCCGCCATCAAATGAGATGCGGCGAAGTGAACCAAACACAATGTCTTTCCGACGGCGGTGCCTGCCAAAATTATGTTTAACGTCTTGCGCGAGAGCCCACCATTTGTTATCTTATTGAAGTATTCCAAATCAAAGGGTATCTTTACTTCTTTGGTGTGATATGCCTCGTACCGCTTTTCAGCATCCTCAGTATAACTATGACCAATATTAGGATCAAATGATACCGCAAGAGCATCAGACAACATCTTAGGTATTGCACCCTTCTCTTGCTTATGATCCTTATCGTCGAGTATATGGATCGAACTCAACACCGCATGATAAATTGCTTTCTCTTGACAGAAGCTTTCAGTCTTATCAATCAACCAGGCATCATCAACCGGAATAAACTCGGCGGGAATAAACGTCGCCAACAAATCACTCGATTTATCAAACTCGGTTTTAGTGATAGTTTTATCGTCACTAAGTTGTATCACTAATGATTCATTTGTGGGCAATGAATTGTATTTGACTACGAAATCACGCACATGCTCAAATACAAGCTTCTCGTGGTTCTCAGAAAAATATTCTGGTTTCAAAAACGGAAGAGCCTTGCGGCAGAAGCTTTCGTTAAATACTAAATTTTTGAGTATGACCGTTTCGATCCTATCACTCATCCTGGTCTTCCTTTACTTTGATACGATTGGAAAAATTATCCAAAGACTCAGCAAACTCCTGATTGATGACACTCTCCCCAGTTTCGATCTGAAGTTCCTTCACCCTCTTGGCGAATTTCATCACCTTCTCTTCGTTCTTCCAATAGTCTTGCAATATCTGGCAGACGATCATACCAATATAAGTCTCAAACTTTTCTTTGTCGGTCTCGTCCATCTCTTGCTGTTGTAAATTCTCTGGCACTTCCAGAATTTCATACTCGTATTTGCAGCGAAGCTGGTCCTCTTCCGCCTCTTCTTTAATACCAAATTTACCATAACAATACAGAAGGCCCTCATACGGACCCTTTATGATACGAATCATCCACCGATTCTCTGGGTCATCCCTATGTGGAATCATCTCATAACAGTCACGCAATTCTTGATAGTCCTTATCATTCTCGTCAATCATAACTCCTCTTCTGCTTCATCAACCGAACCGGAACCGTATAGGAATTCTTTCTTACATGCCTCGTCGATCTTCTTCAAGACATCTTCCGTAAAATACTTCTCAGGTTTATTTTTAATTCTACCTTCTTGAGCTTCAGTACCATCCGGAAATTTATACTTGGTGGAAATCTTCTTCACAACACCGTGCTTCTCAGCAACCGGTAGAAGACCGTAGTATCTATTTAGACCAGCATCGTGTCGCAACAGAACATCGACTAATTTCTTTTCCCGCGTAAGCCTGGACTTGTAAGTCTTACAATGAATGATGCTTCCAACTACCTCATCTCCATCCTTTTCTTGTTTTCGTGATAGCGTAAGAATCGAAGATGCTGCAAATTTTAATCCGCCGCCGCCACCAATTTCTTGTGTCGAATACAAACTCATGGTAGCATAAGTATGATTAGTAATAATCATTGGTATCTTTGCTGCTCCGAGTTTCAACGTCAACACACGAAAGGCTCCACGAATCAATGCGGCACGGGTCATATCCTTAGTCTCAGAGCCCTCCGTAATTCCCGCGACCTCTTTTGTTGTTGAAAGCATCCCTAAACTATCCAAACAAAGAAGCAATGGAAGTCTTTTCTCCTCAGGCTGCTCGGTGTACTTAGCAACAATTTTGGTAACCTGATGACTAAACTCCTGAATGGTCGACACAGGAACAATGTGCATCCTTTTCGCGTCGATACCTCTGCCAACTATCATATCTTTAGTCAGGGCCGATTCAGACTCGAAATAAATAACACCCCCGGTCTCGTGAGTATCCAAAAAATTCTTTACTATGCCCAATACAAAAAATGTTTTTCCGGTTGCACTCTCGCCCGCAAAGGCCGTAATCTTATTAGAGGGCAAACCGCCGTAGATGCTTCCAGAAAGAAGGGCATTTAAAGCATATGAGCCAGTATCAATATACTCAGACACATCACCCGCAGTAACACCATCATCAACAACAGATGCGTATTCGTTTCCAGTTTCTTTTACGAGATCATCAAAAAAGTTTTTACCCATCCTAACTCCTACCCAAATAGATCAAACATAGTATTAGTCTCTTCAGTCTTCCAGCCAATTACATCCAAGATGTCCTGCATCGGGGCTAGGAAGGCTTTCTCGAATTGCATATCATAGTCTATGTATTTAACCAAATCGAACTCATCGGGAAGTTTGTCGGAAAAGGCTATCACATTTTCGCCAATAGTATTTGGAATCTTAAGATAGACATACTTAATCTTTTCACCCTCGCGTATCAACGGATACCTTCGCGTCAACTTTTCCTTTTTCAAAAGGTGATTGTACAGAAGGACACCCCGAACATGCATTGGCGTACTCTTTCTATAGATTGTAGCACTATCGCAATATTTGTCAAGGCCATTCACTCCCCTTGGAAAAGAAATAGCTTCAGGGTCCATCTCTTTGGTCTTGGTGCGGATGGATTCAATAAACGTTTGCATGTCCTTCTCTGTTTTGGTCATGATAATTTCTACTGCTGCCTTCATTTTATCTCTGAAAAATTCTGGCGTAGAGGACTTGATAGCTTCAATTCCCTGATACTTCAATTCTGGTTTGGTATATCTTACTCCCTCACTGTCATACACATTCAAGATGTAATGCTTCTTTGCGGTCCAAATACCACGGTCGGCAATTTTCTCTCGCTTCATCTCAATCTTCTGCTCAAACACATTGAGATATTCAGCAACCTCATTACACGTATTGGAAATTACCTTGCTTAATTTTTCTTCACAGAACCTATCCAAAAAATTTACAATCTTGGTCTTGTTATCTTTGTCAGTAATGCAAGCATCGACAAGTTTCTCCAAACCTAGATATACAGAATCGGTATCACCAGCTATAACAAAATCATGATCCGACTTCAGCAGCTTATTAAGGTAAGCATTAAAGTCTTTTGCTAACCACCGACTAATAAGCTGGCCGGAGAGAGTTATCGCTTCGGCCAGCCGCACATCATAAAAACGAAAATACTCATTAGCCATAACACCATACGCAGCATTGAGTATGACCTTCTTGGCTAACTGAGTATTTTTGTACTTAGATACCTTGTTGCTTATCTTCTTCTTATAAGCTAACAATTCTTGATCTGAAAGCTTAGTAAGCTCGATCATACCAAGCATCCTCACAATCAATATAGATACCCGTCTGCTGGTTTCTTCTCTCGCAATCTCTCATATACCGTTCGTATTCGCTCTCATGCCTTCTAGGATAAACACAAATATGCTCAGGGAACGAAAGCGTTCCACCCGGACACGGATTCTCATATACGGGATACTCGGGATACTCGGGATACTGAGGAACATTATAGTACCCACCAATAAAGGGCGCCAAGAAACCACCAATGTCAATATTCCAATTCACATGATTTCCGCCATGACCACCGTGGTGGCCACCTCCATGATATCCACCATAACCATCATGACCATATCCGCCATAACCACCGTGGCCACCATGGCCATGGCCGCCGGCATATGCGTTGAACGGAATCAATGCCAAACAAAATAATACTACAAGTAACTTTTTCATATTCCTCTCCTTATAATCTCAGCGTTCACTCTTTCAAGTTCTTTCTGATTTTCAATCATTTTCTTTTTTGCTTCCTTCCGAGTCTCATAAATGCGTTGTATAAGCTGCGGAAGAAATCCTTGTTTATCGGTTCTGAAACAATGCCCGTTTCCTGCCATCGTCATCTTATTGGTTTTTAGAGTAGGCAATTCTACTTTCTTTTCAAGCAATTTGTCAACACTCACCGTACGAAATACGTCCGGGAGTAATGTTTCAGGAGAAATGTTAAACTGCATAATCAACGAAGGGTACAGCGCATTGATGTCCAATGAAACAACCCAATTGTGCATCCCAACATAAGGAGGGCGAACATGGCCGCCGGCAATTTGTCCTGTCTTGGTATTACTTCTCTTCGGCGGCAGTATGATATTCTTAGCAAGCAAATCATTATAGATAATCGTGTCCCACATTCTACCCTCATAGAACACGTCAACATAGTTAATCTTGGCATCGTATGCCAAATCAATAGCTAGAGAAATCAAACCCATCTTATCTTCAAGTTTCTGGACAAGCTCAACGTCTCGAATATTGTATTCTATATAACGCTGGTAATTCTTCTCGTACAATTCATTAAGGTTTCCATATTCCTCGTAGGACAGTTTTCTCTCCTCTAACTCAACGTAAGCAATATGATCAAGCTTATGACTTTCCTGGTTAGGAACAGGAGCAAACTTGCGATAAAGATCCATATAGTCAAGGGTCGCAATTCCCAAAAGATCGATTGTCGGAATTTCACGTCCCTTATATTTGGCGATTCGAGAGTTGAGTAACTTCCATGGCGACAATCGCTTTGCGTCATTAGGACCAAGAACATTCGATATACGATTGACCAAATATGGAATATCAAAAAACGGCGTGTTCCAACCACTCACGACATCGGGCGATATTCTTTCCCAGGTGTCTAAAAATTTTCTTAGTAAATCGGCTTCGTCCTCACAATGAAAATATGTGAGGTTATGATTCTGATGAAAAAACTGTTTACAACCAAACGTATAATAAACGTCATTACATTTGATTGTGATTGCTCGGACCTCCTCTACAGCTTTATCAGGTTCCGGGAAACCCTGCTCGTAACTTGTTTCAATATCCAAGATGCAGATCACGATCTGCTCTTTCTCATAATCAATCGGCTGCGGAAACTTCTCAGCTAAGAACACATATTGCCACTGGTTGTTTCCGTATATCGTAAAGTTATCAACCCCCGAATAACTTTTGATGAATTCTCTTGCCTCAGAAATGCTACTGAACGGCATCTCCTTTAGTGCGGTTCCGTTAAGAGCATGGAACTTGCTGTCTTTGTTATAGGGTATGAAAAGGGTGGGCTTATAGGGAATCCTTTTCTTGACCCTCGCACCTTTCTCGACCCCGCGGTAGAGTATATCGTTCCCATACTGAAAGCAGTTGGTATAAAATCGTCCACTCATAAAAGCATTATAACACAACGGCGGCAAGAGTCAAGTCCTTTATAAAGGACTTCAAGTATTCTATATTTGAGATGGTAACAAATATAAACGACTTGGTAATACCGTCTCGTTAGAGTCAAATATAAACGACTTGGTGCAGCATAAAACGGGCAAGGACCCTCGCCACGGGTTCCTGCGATAGGCCCCAGATCGGAAGAGCG